ATCTAAAGATAATACCCTACCAGTTTGCCTGATGCCATTAAAACTATTACCATCTAATTTCAAATCAAGTTCAGTAGTATAAGGTGAAGGTCTAAGTTCTCCATTCTTATAATCAATACTATTTTTTACAATAGTTTTTTTAAGTTGATTATCTGTAGTAGAAAAATCATCTACAAAGAATCCAGATTTAAATCTATTCAATCCATCAGTATCAGTAACCTGCATATTCAATGTATCTTTTTCCAATAAGGAAAGAGAAGTATAGAATTCTAAACTTTCAATTCTTTTCTCCAACCTATTGATATCACGCATCTGATATCTCTTATAATTTGCTAAACTTATATTTACATCATTAACATCATACAAATATGCAGGTAAAGATATAGAAGCAACTTCTAATGCACCATCAACAGCATTTGGCCACTCTGGTGTTTCTGCAGGAATTCCATTTACTAATTGGAATGTTCCATTTTTGTTTAAATAGACTTTATCAAGTCTAGGAAGATAGAAAGAATAATCTAATAATATTGATTCATCAGATGCTAAAATATTCTTAGCAGAATTTCCAGAAGCAGTAAATGATCTTCCTAAAAATTCAAATGGAGAGTATGAAGTTCCAGAAAAATCTGATACTCTTGGTCTAATATCTAATATGTCACTTACATTAGATTTATTAATGGTAGGTAGATCTTTATATTCAAAATTATCATATGAACTAACTGTGGTAATATCTCCATCATCAGATGATGTAAAGTATGCAGATTCAAATACTACAGATAATCTCCTAGATGGTTCATTATAATCAGGTTTTCTGACCATTCTAGCATAATCATAAATGGTACTTCTCTGCCCATCATCATAAGTAAACTCTTCTGTTATATTATTTGATCCTAATGTAGTAGAAGAAATTGTTGCTTCAATAGAAGAATCCTCAAAAGTTACAGTTTCATTATTTTGAAAAGTAAAATCATTTAAAGCAAGGTAATTGATAGTAGAATCATCTTGCTTACTTACATATATTCCTTTAGCATTACTATTATTTCCAATAAATTTTTCCCCTATTAACAAATCACCAGTTTTTCCAGTAGCACTATTAATAGAACGTAATAAAATTCTAGGGAAAACTGGATCACTAAGATTATTAGATTCTAATACTCCATAAATTTTTGTAGCATCTGGAACATTTAATGATATTTCCTCATCTTGTACTCTAGTTCCATATACAGTACCATAAGTAAGACCATCAGTTGCAATTCCAGAAGATGTTAATTTAGAATTTGCTATAGTTAATACATTTATTTTTTGCTTTTCTTTAATTTTTTCACGTACATTTGTTTTTCTTAAAGTAGCTATTAATTTAGCAGGACCATTTCCCCCCAAACCATTAAAAGTTATCTCAGTAGAACCTGAATTAAAGTTAATCTTATCTGTAGATAATGATTCTGTTACACCATCAGTTCTGATTAAAACATATCTTTCTTCATCAAAGGGTAAAAATGTTTCTGAAGCACTTCCACTAGCAATAGCTCCAGTAGAATTATCAGTAATAGTAACATCAAATTGTTTTCTTATAGTAAATGAAGAACTGGTTAAATCTACATCAGAAACATTTTTCTTAGGTAATCTAGTAAATAGATTATTATCAGTAGAAGATTGGAATTGGGAAGTTAATATTTTAAAATTAGATACATTAATAGGACCACCAGTAGTAGTAAGTCCTACCATAGAATATTGAGGAAGACCACCTTCACAAACACCAGAAACAGTAGTAACTCCTGAAATAGTTAAAGAATTTTGTGAAACACTTTCAATTCTAGCATAGGAAGGTATCTCAACTCCACTAATATTAGTATTAGTATATTCTACAATATTTCCAACTGTAGCAATTCCAATAAAGAACTTGCTTGGATCTGCACTAGTAACTGTAGCAATTCCTAAAGATGCTCCTGAAGTAGTTGCTGCACTAATATTAACTTCTCCTATATTAGCAAATAAAGATTGCTTTACATCAGCATTAAAGGTACTAGCTGTGCTTACTGTACCATTGATAGACTTAATATCACTAGTAGTATATGCAGTTGCTCCTGCAGAAATAAATCCTTCTTCTATTCCATTAAATATAAACTGCTCACCAGTAATAAAAGTTCCTTTAGTGTTGTATATGGTAAGTGCAGTTGAACTACTTACAGCATTTCTTAAATATCCAGTAGCTCCACTAGATTTACCTTTAATATGAGTTGGAATAGAAAGAGATGTAGGAGTATTTAAAGCAACTTCTGTATATGGTTGAATATCATATAAAGCAATATCCCATTCATTAATATTAGCATTAGAAGCATCATAAGAACCAGATTCTAATGAAAAATCATATACACGTGCTAATCCTATTTCCTTACCAGCAGCAGTTGTTGCCGCAGCACCTATTCTTTGATCTCTCAAACTAACTGTATAATCAGTACCTACTCCAATTTGAGGAGCACCAGAAACTCTATTTAAAGTGAAAGTAGGACCAGTTACATAATTAATACTTTGGTTTTCTAAAAGTTTTGTAGTTCTTGGTTTTTTAAAATCTAAGAAAGAAGGAGTTATAGTTTCAACTTCATATCCTTCAATATATGCTTTTCCAGGTGAAAACTTATATGATGCTAAATCATGACTTGGATCATTGTTATTATAAGTTTTTTGATCTTCAGAAAATAATCCATTATTTCCTTCAAAATCATTTAATGTATTTCTTGCAGTAAGGGAAAATGGTTTAACATAATAATTACCAGATTCATCAAAAGTCCTTCTAGCAAATTCTTTACTTAAATCATCATATTTAGACTTATCCTGAGTAGAAGCAACTATACCATTTCTTACTTCTAATAATTCAATAAAATTAGGAGTAGATTGTTGGTTAATATCAATAGCTTCTAATTTTAAATCTATTGCTAATCTATCAGCACCAGGAGCAGTATAGTTGCTATATCCAGCAGCATTATCTGTTAAGGAACTATCTACATCAGAGTTTATAATATTTTCTACAACTCTAAGTCCTACTTTAGCACTAACAGTATTAATGAAAGGACTTAATATAGTAGTTTGTTTTTTAACTTTAATAAAATACCCTCTAGCATAGTATATACCTTCAGATAAAACAGCAGCACATCCTATAAAAGTGGATACTCCATTCATTAATTGAGCAACAGATTCTCCTGGTTGAAAAACTATACCCTCTCTAGTAATAAAAGGTTCTCCATCTAAAAGCAAAGATTCTCCAGATAAACACCTTTCACTATTATTAGCACCACTGTTTAAATAATTTACAAATATAACATAAGAATTATCAGAATATATTTCAGCCATATAGGCTTTAACTTCTAATTTTATTCCAGATTCACTACCAACTAAAGTTTTACCAGTTAACTCTGACAAATAATCTTTAACGCTAAAACCTTTATTAGATGACTGTATCTTAATAGACTCATAGGATGGAGAAAATTTAATTCCTCCACCAGTTACAGAACTTCCTTCTTGAAAAATATGACTTCCAAACTTTTCAATCTGATCCTGAAGAACAGATTGTACGCCAGTTAGTTCTCGTGCCTGAACTGGATATCCTGGTTTAAATAATATTTTATAGTATTTGTCATCTGCATTAAAGTCGTCATAATAAGGTGCGACGTTTAAATTGGTTTCCTGTGGCATGAGTCTTTAGAATTGCAAAATGACTTTGATATCTTCTCTTTGGTTAGCAGACCTAGTGATAGAAGGTCTGTTATCAACATATATTATATTTCCAGAGTATTTTTTAACTTCAGGATTGGAAACTCCTTGCGTAAAACTCTGTCCAAGGTAATATGTTCTATTATTTATTACAGTACTTATACCAGGATTGCCTAAACTTCCAAAGTTAGTATCTATCCCTAAAGTACCTTCATTACTAGCAATATTCACATTTCCTCCAGTTGTTGGATTTGCTGTAAATGAATGCAATGAATATCCATAAGTAGGATCTGTTTTTAAAGAACCATCAGTATTAAATCCAACTAAACTCTTATCTTGCCAATATTTAAGAACTCCTGTTGTTTGGTCATATGAAACAACTCTCCCTACTGCAGTAGAACCTACTCCTACAGTTTGAGTTACTTGACCATCCAAATTAAAGGTAGCAGTAGTATAACCTGCTCCAATTAATTTCAAAGCATATAAAGAACTTGCTTTAGAAAGAGTTAAATTAGCAGTAGAATCAAAAGCTTCAGGATTTTCTACAATTCCAATTCTAGCAATTTGGTTTCCAGTAATAAAATCAGGATTTTCTGCATCATTTTCAATCTTAGAATATACTAAAACATTTGTTGCTCCCAATTCTCTATAAATATCTGCTCCATGTCCTCCTTGAGGTGGAACAATAACATTAAAAACAGGAACTGTAGTTCCAGTAGGAACACCTCCTGATTCTAAATCCACAGTTCCATAAGTATAACCAGAACCACCTTTTGCAATATTGATAGATTCTACTTTAGCATCATTATTAATAACTATAGTTGCTTCTGCTCCTGATCCATCTCCACTAATAGGAACTC